TAACCTAAATCCACTTGGAGTCTTTTGTACAATGCTAACTACTCCTACTTCGTTAGTTGCTTTAGGGGTTGGTTTAGTTTCAACTACCGGTGCAGGTTGTTCTACTACCTCTTCTACTACCTCAACTGGTGTTACATCTTGTACTGGAAGTTCTTCTACGATTGTTTCACCTACCTCGATAGCTTCTTCTGTTTCAACTACCTGTACTGTTTGTTCTTCAATAATTTGCTCTACTGGAAGTATTTCCTCTTTTACTGCTTGTTGTTTAGCCAGTTTATTCTATTTTATTAATAAGTACGATGTGGTTACTATTCCTAGAACTGTTCCAGCTTTATATAGGAACGTCTTTCTTCTCTGTCCTTTTAGCTCGCTATTCAACTTCTCAGTTAACTCAGCCGATAAGTTCAATTGTTTTTTCTGAGTATCGACAATGAATAGAGTATTCTTTACTTTATCTTCTAACAGTTTAATGTTAGCATCTTTCTGTCCTTCTCTCTCTTCTAACTTAAGTACTTTGTCCTGAGTTGCTTTTAATTCTAAAACAGTCCCATCATACTTAACTAAGTCCTTAATTACTAATCTAGCAATTGGACTACTAATTCGTACCTTTGTTGTATCTGTTTGCGAAAAACTGCTCAAGCTCGTTAGCAGTATAGCTGTCAACACGATTAACTTTCTCATCTGTTTGTTTTTTGATTATTGTAATATTGTTATCTATGTGGTTGATTTCCTCTGTGATGTGTACTACTTTCTCTTTTACAGAGTCTATTTTAGTATCAATCACATTGTTTACAGCTTGTGCTGAATCAACCTGTACCTGTAGGGCTGCAATCTTATCCTTGTACCCCTGTACGTCTGTCTTAACGCTGTTGGTCGTAAAGATGTTCCAAGCAGCTAGAATAACCACTATCCCTAGTAATATATTCTGTGAGTTGTTTTTTATCATATCTTTATAATATAAGAAAAGGTTGGACATAATCCAACCCATCTTTATTGCTTAATTAAATTTAAACTTCTCTATCTCCTTTGTGCTTATCTAACTTGTCTAAGATCTGAATTAATAGCTCATTGTGAACTACTCCTACCATTGAAGCATTTTTTAATATGCTGATTAATTGGAATACTAAGAAGGGAGCTATTATAGTCTCACTTAGCCAGGAAGTACCTGCAAATCCTTTTTCAATAGTAAGTATAGCTGATAGCATTATTATCCAGAATCCAAATGTCTTAAGTACTTTGATAGCTTTGTTGGTGATGAAACCCTCTCTTTTTATTCCAGCCCAGATACCAAAGAATCCATCTGTAAAAACTACAAAGCCTACTGATAGATATTGTTCGATGTTATCGGCTGTTAGGTGCATGAAATATGAACCTATAAATGCGCAAAATGTTGTCAATGTTAGCGTTGTTACTAGGAGCGTTCTCATCTTATAGATTAAACTATTTTACGTATTCGTAATATTTTTTCGTTTTGTTAGTTCTATCTTCTAGACCGTGAGTACCACCGTTAATTCTTTTTGTAAGAGCTAAGATAGCAGCGTCGTTAACACCTTTATCACATATCTCCCACAATTTGTTTTTATCAAAGAAAAACATAGCTGATTCAAAAGAATACTCAGTAGCTACTAAATCAGGATTAGTCATGATTTCTGGTTTCTGTAAGTACTTTGCAAATGCTGCATAGTTATCTTTACCTGTCAATTGAAGAGCACCTCTTCCTCTATATTTCCATCCGTCTCCTGATTTCTCATCACCATTACCCATTCTAGATGCATAAACTCTGTTAGCAATCTTTTCTGGATTTCTAGCGTAAGATTCCTCTAAGTTACCTGGAAAGTATTTTCCAAAGATACCTTGAAGACCTTGAGCCGAGTAGTTTAAGTTTTCTGAAAAGGCTTTAAAACCTCCTGTTTCGTGTGCTGTTTGAGCAAAGAAGTGAGCTGCTCTCACCGGAGTCAATTTATAAAACTCCATTGCTTTTTTCATAGTACCAGGACCGAATGCTCCGTCTGCTGTTACTCCAATTTTTGCTTGTAAACTCTTTAAACTCATAATTTAATTATTCTTCTGTTGATTCTCCTTTACTACCAGGTGCGAACTTCTCTAGTCCTGCAATTCCGAATGATCCTAATGTGATGTACATGAATGCATTAAATACATACTCATTAAGTGGAAGTTCTTGACCCATGTATCCTGTTACTAGGTCTGTTACCATTACAATTGTCATAACTGCAAATGATAGAAATCCAACTACTGTCTTTTCGTTGTAGTCGTTTGATTTTTTAAAAATGTCTTTGAAAGCCATAATTCTATTTTATTAGGTTAGTTAAACCACAACCAATTAATAGTAACCTCCTTTAAGATAAATAGGCATAAAAAAAGAGGCACGAGGCCTCTTTGATGTTTAAGTAAAGTCTGTCTTACTCTCCTATGTTCATATGTTTTAATTCCTTTGGAAGGAACTCAGTGTTAACATGGCCGCAGGCCTTGCACGCAAAGACCGGAATAGGCATGTAGGTTGTCTGTCCGGTACCTGTTAATAGTCCCGATGCCTTTCTAATATGAAGGGCTTCCTCAAAGAAAGTACCTCCGCACTTCTCACACTCTACCGGCGAGGTTTGGTCGATCGATAAATTTAATCTTGGTTGTTCCATAATTTATTTAGCTGTAGAATTCGTCTATAAGAGCGGCATCGGCTGCAAGTTGGAAGATGACCAAGGTTGAAAAGGAAGGATTTTTCTTCAATAGATCTTCTGCCTTATCAATAAAGATGTCCAATCTATCTGTTTTATCAACACCCTTTAAGATGTCCAATATTATCCTTGGTTTTCTATGGTTCTCATTAAGGAAGTTACCTCTATGAGTGTCTTTTATATCCTCGTACTTTGCTCTTGAATTAGACATTATTTTTTAGATTAGTTGGTTGGTTTTTTCTTTGGGTAGTACTTTCTTTTTTTCTTAGGCTTGGCCGGTTCAAAGACTACTTCCTCTTTTTCTCCTTCTAAATGCAGTACTGCATCTGGTGGGAATACTATATCCTCTTGTTGAGGTTTTGGTTTACTAGTTTTTTTCTTTGGCTTTTCTTCCAAGTCCTGGTCAAGATCCTCTGTGAAGTCTCCTATGGTCGGTGTACCCTTTTGGAAGTAATAGGCAACTGCCACCGAGATGGCTAGGATGGCTACTACTAGTCCTAATGATTCAATTAATGTCATAGTTATTTTTGTTTATCTATTTGTTAAATTTGCGCGTGACGACTTCGTCGTCGAGAGGGGAAAGCGCCCCCTCCCGCCAACTTGTCCTTATTTTGCTTTACCTTCTTCGGTAGAGGCTTTCTTGCATTGGCTTGTGATTTTTTAGTTGTTCCGTTGTGTTGTGCAACGAATTCTTGATACAACCCGTCAATCTTTTCGAATAACTCTTGTTTGTTCATTTTGTTTAAATTTGGATTAATATTACATGAACATGCTAGGATCTACTCCTGCATTTTGTCCATCCTTTTCTTTTACGTTTGAGATAACACACTCTGTAATTAACATCGTACCTGCTACTGAGGCAGCATTCTCTAAAGCCAATCTAGTTACTTTAGTTGGATCAATAATACCTTCTGATAACATATTAACATACTCTCCTGTTCTAGGATTGAATCCTAACCATTTATCTCCTGCAAGTAAGGTTTGCTCTCTGTCTTCAATTCTTTCTTGAGCCTCTCCTGCATTTAATAGGATTTGTTCAAATGGCTTTCTAATTGCTCTCATTATAATATCAAATCCTTTTTCTTGATCTGGATGAGAAGCTACTAATGGATTCTCTCTTAAGTGTAGAGATGCGTTTAGTAATGCAATACCTCCTCCTGGAAGAATACCTTCTTCTAAGGCTGCTTTAGTGGCATGAAGTGCATCATCAACTCTATCTTTTTTCTCTTTCATTTCAACTTCGGTATGACCTCCTACGTGTACCATTGCTACTCCTCCAATAAGTTTTGCCAATCTATCTTGTAGAATTTCTTTCTCGTAAGGTGAAACTGTATTGTCGATTTGCTCTTTCAAGTTCTCGATACGTTCTGTGATAGCTTCTTCAGTTCCTTTACCATCTACGATTGTAGTTGTATCTTTACCTACAGTTACTTTTCTAGCCTTACCAAACCAATCTTGATTGAATTTATCTAGCTTCATACCTTTCTCTTCAGATACTACAGTACCTCCTGTAAGAGCTGCAATGTCTTCAAGCATAGCTTTTTTCTTGTCTCCAAACTCAGGTGCTTTAACTGCTACGACTTTTAAGATACCTCTCATCTTGTTTACAACAAGTGTTGAAAGAGCTTCTCCATCTAAGTCATCCGAGATGATAAGTAACGATTTATTTTGTTGAGATACTGCTTCAAGTAATGGAAGCATTTCTTTTACGTGCTGGATTCTTTTCTCTGTGATTAAGATAAGTGGATTATCCAGTACTGCTGTCATTGTAGCATTGTCTGTAACAAAGTAAGGTGATTTGTATCCTCTACTAAATTGCATACCTTCTACTGTTTCAAGATATGTCTCACCTGTTTTAGACTCTTCAATAGTTACAACTCCATCTCTTCCTACCTTATCCATAGCTGTAGCAATTAACGTACCTACTTCTGGATCGTTGTTACCTGAGATTGTTGCTACTTGTTTGATTTGTTCTTCATCAGTTATATCTTTTGAATAACTGTTTTGTAGGTATTTGATTACTTCTTTAGTAGCAATATCAATACCTCTTTTAACCTCTACTGCATTAGAGTTCTCTAACTCCTGTAGTCCTTGCTTGTAGATCTCTCTTGCAAGTAAAGTAGATGTTGTTGTTCCATCTCCAGCTTGATCTCCTGTCTTAATAGATACTTGCTTAACTAATTGTGCTCCGATATTCTCTACAACGTCTTCAAGCTCTACAGCTTTTGCTACAGTAACACCATCCTTTGTTGAGGTTGGATTACCCATTTGTTGTTCAATAATAACGTTTCGTCCTGATGGACCTAATGTACTTACAACTGCATCTGCTAATTGATCAACTCCTGATAGTAGCTTCTCTCTAGCATCTTTTGCAAAACTAATTTGTTTACTCATTTTCTTGTGATTCTAAAACTGTTGCTAATATTTCTTTGTCTGGTGTAATAAAATACTCTTGACCTTCAAAGTCAATTCGTAATGATCCGATCTTTGGAATCAATACAAAGTCTCCTACTTTAGCATTTACTCTAATGAATTGTCCAAACTCTGACTGGCGTCCTGGACCTACTGCAATAACCTCTCCCATTTCTGGTTTTTCTTTACCCATATCTGGGATGATGATGTTCCCATACATCTCTTCTCCTGACTCGACTGGCTTAATAAGCACTCGGTCGTTCTGTGGCTGTAACAATTTTGACATAAACTGATTTAATTTTTAAAACTTATTTTATTAATATATGAATAAATATGTAAAGAAACAACTTCTAGTGACCATCTCTCCAGTTCAATGAGATCTCTGGTGGTGCTTTTAGAGTTACTCCTTCAAGCTTGGTTGTACTTTCCATTATCTCTTGAATGATAGGAGCTAGTTCTTTTGCTTTATCTTCTGGTACATTGATGATTAACTGGTCATGTACTTGTGCCTGTACTCTACCATCTACTCCTAACTCTTTTAACTTCCTGTTGATTTGAATAGCAGCTCTATTCACAACCGCTGCTGCTAGAGATTGTAACTGATAATTTAAGCAGTTGTTTAATCCATTTCGATAATCTCTATACATCTGCATTACAGGCTCTTTACCGTATCTTGTCTCTAGATCTTTTCTGAATCTCCAATCCATTACTTGATCTCCATACTTCTCATAGATCTTTTTTACTTTAGGTAAGTGACGGATACGTCCTACTTTATTTTGAATAAAGCCATGCTCCTTAACTTGCTCTCTAGATCTAACTCTCCATTCCTTTAATTGAGGGAATCCATCTAAGTAACCCTGTACAAGTACTTCAGCATCTTTCTGACTAATGTCTAGAGTCTTTGCCAGAGCATATGCCTCCATACCGTATGCAATTCCTAGTGAGTAAGCCTTTGCTTTATTTCTAGCAGGTGCATCTAAGTTCTTAAGATAGTTGGGAGCTTTCTTATCCGGCGATACTCCGTCAGGGAATCTATTTTTATCTTCATTTAACTTCTCAGTTCTAATGGCAACAGTAGAATAGAAATCCCATCCGTTGTTAAAGATCTCTTGAAGAGCTACATCTCCTGCTACTGAGGCAAAGCAGTGTGGTTCCAATGACTCATAATCGGCATCAATGATCTTCCTACCTGGACCTGATGTAAGGAATGCTCGTACCATATTTGTATAGTATACGATTATTTCTGCATCTTCTCCTTCTTCTTTTGGTTTAGGTAATTGCTGTGCATCTGATCCGTATCGTCCTGATACTGTACCGTTTTGTTTAAAGTAGAAGTAGTATTTACCGTCCTCCTCATTGTCAATGAATCGATCTACATAAGTAGATTTAATCTTCAAAAGCTTATTGTAGATACGTAAATTCTCAGCCCATTCATATGTCTTAGATAACTCCTCTAACATATCCATATCGAATTGATCTTGACCTTTTTTAGTTTGAGTAAGGGCTTTAATTCCCATATACTTAAAT